CGGACGATGCAGCGACATTATCGGGACCACCTGTGCGCTTGATGATTTGATCGAAGCTCATAGGTCAGCCATCTCTTCTCAAATTCCCCGCATTCTAGGGATATTGCAGGGCAGCCTACCTCTCGCCCAGCCAAAGGTAGTGTGGTCAATAGATCACAGCAGAATCTTCAGGAGATGGCCGCATACGTTGTTTCAGGCATCGGCTTCCTCGGCAGCGGCGTGATCCTGACGGCTTCAATATTCGCGGCATGAATACCGCCGCCACACTTTGGTGCACGGCGGCCGTGAGGACCCTTGCCGGTCTGGGACATCCCGGCCTCGCCGCACTCGGAACCGCAGGCCTCCTCTCAGCCAACCTGATCCTGCGACCGGTGCATTCCTGATAAATCGCACGCCGGTTCAGAAAGAAGAGCATGAGATCCTCTACCGTCTGCGCTGTACGTGCCGTACAGCGGACGAAGGGAACATCCGGACCCTGCTGATTCAGAATGTCGGACGCTCCCCTCTGACGCTCGTCGCACTGCACCGCCTCGATGACGAGGTGCTCGCCCGCGTGAACGTGAAGGCTTAAACGATGATGGCCGCGGCTCCCCTTAAACGGCAGATACGTTATACGGCGGCACGTTCACGGGAAACTGCTGGGGATACTGAGCGCCGTTCAGCGCGCAAACGGCTGCGCGAATTGCAGCGGGTCAGGGCTGACATAGGTATCGGTCAATACGGGCCTCCTCGCTGAGGACCGTTGGCGCGTGCGGTTAAATCTGACGCTGACCGAATTCAACCCACTTCGCCACTCAAGTCGCACAGCAGCGCCATCTCGGGTCGGATGCGCTTGCTTCGAGTTCTGGGCCTTGAGCCCCACCGTGTTCGCCGGAGAAGAACGAACCATGAATCGGCTTCCAGGAATCGAACTCTCGTCAGAATGGGCAGTTCTCTACTTGCCTTCGCAGCATTAGCCCTTTCGCAGCGACTGGAGACTGGGCATATTTTGCATGTCCCAGCCCCCCGCCTAGAGCTTTAACCAGTAGGACAGTCGCCTCCATTCGCCGCCGCTGAATATCGATTTCGTTGCGCTCGTTGGTCAGCGCGATCGTCTGCGCCGTAATCACTTGCAAGTAATTGTCCACGCCACCTTCATAACGGTTGATAAAAAGCTGAAGGGATTCGTTGGCGGATGCGACGGCGCTGCGCTGCTGCTTATCTTCATTTTCGAGAACTCGAAGTGCAGCCAGGTTATCTTCCACTTGTTGAAACGCGCTCAGCGTGGTTTGGCGATAGTTCGCCACCGCGGCATCGTAACCAGCAATGGCGACATCCGATCCGGCACGGCGGCTGTCCGGCGTCGAACAGTGTTTGTGCCAAATGCGGCCCGACCGCCCAGAAACGGCTTGGCCAACTCAGCCAATTGAGTAATGAGCTGCCTTCAAACCCGCCCGAGGCACTCAGCGTTAGTGTGGGAAAAAACGCCGCCCGCGCGATTCCGATCTGCTCGTTCTCTTCCTCCATGCGGCGCTCCGAAGCCGCGATGTCGGGGCGGCGCTCCAGAAGTTGCGAAGGCAGGCCGACTTGGATCACCGGCGGCTCGACGCCATGCGGCGCGGCGGCCAGGCTGAACTGCGCCGGGGGCTTGCCTAGTAGAGTCGCGATAGCATGCTCATATTGCGCGCGCTGAATGTCAATATCGGTCTCCTGTGCCGTGGTGGTATCCAGTTGCGTCTGCGCCTGCGCTACATCGGACTTGGGCGAGGCACCTCCTTCGAACCTGTTCTCGGTGATGTGGTGGGCTTTGAGAAACCGACGAAAGTTGAGGTTCGCTTCCTGTTCCATTTCCGCGAGCTGACGGATTTGGACGAGGTCCGTAACCACGCGTCGAGTATACTCCTCTCCACCGCTTGTCCTCAGCTGATCGCGAAGGTTATCTTCCAAGCTGGGGGGGGTATGGGGGTTAAATCCTTAAACATGAGTCAGATAGCGACCCCGCCGGCGATACGCTCGAACCGCCGCAGGTTTTTGGCCAACCGTATTGCAATCAAATAAACCGAAGCCCGCGATCCATATAGACTGGCCGCGAATTGTCCGCTACCATAGCGCGCGCCATCCCCATAATGGCCGCTACGATGCCGTCGATGCGTTTGGAATTCTTCAGCCGGTCGGGCTTCACTGGGCGCACGTTGCAATTAAGATCGCTCTTCACGGTCATGCAGTCCGCCATCCATCGCAGAACCGGGTGTCCGCCGTGGCGAACGTCGCCATGCACGATACTAGCTTGTAATTCCTTGGTCGCCTCCGAGAGGTGCCGAAATGTTTGCCCTACCTCGACCATCTCGAATCGGTCTTCTGTCAGCTGCTGGGCGAGCTGTGCGGCCGCCCAAGGATCGAATGCTACTTCCTTGATGCGTAGGCCGGCGTCATCGCGCAGCTCGTTCAGGCGCCGTCGAACGGCACCGAAGTCAACCACGTTCCCCTCGGTAAGAGTGAGTAGACCCTTCTCGGCCCACATCCGATACTTGGCACTCTCTTGGTTCGGTCGGTCGCGGATGTTGTCCTTTGGCAGCCAGAAGAACGGCACCAGATGGTAGGTGCCGGATTCTTCTCGCGCGACCAGCACGAGAGCCGTGAGATCGAGTTTCGTCGAGAGATCTAATCCGGCGTACCAATTTAAATCTTGCGCTGCGGCTAGATCGACTGGATTGTCGCAAGCGTCCCAATCCGCCATATCGATGAACCTAGTCTCCTGCTTGGTCTATTGGTTCAAACGCAGACGCCGGAAACTGTTTTGTTCGCTCGGCACACGCTTCGCCCGTTCGCATGCAGCTCGGACGGAATCTAGACTGAGAAAGTCGCCGAGCGCCGGATTACACGCTCGCCAGACCTCTTCATCTGTCCAGTCGGATTCGGGTGGTGCGGCGTAGATGACTGGATAGAAGGTCGGATCGGGAGGGATGATTCCACGAAGGATCTGATCGGCGTATTCGTGCAATTCTTCGGCGACGGGACTTTCGCCGGGGATGCCTGCTGTGGTGATTCCGAAGATCAAGGGCTGTTTGCGCGCATCACCAGCACCGAACGTCAGAACTTCCCAAAGCCTTCGATCGCGCTGAGCATGAATCTCATCGAAGATCACGCCATGACTGTTGAATCCATGCTTGCCCGCTACATCAGCTGACAGCGCCCTGTAAAAACTTCCCGCCTGTGGAACGACGATGCGCTTGCTCGAATCTATGATCTTCGACCTTGCGGATAGCTTTGAGTTCGCCCGAACCATCGAAGCTGCAACGTTGAAAACAATTGATGCTTGTTCTCGATCGGCGGCGGCGCCATAGATCTCAGCGGCAGGCTCGCGATCCGTATACAACAGGGCCAGTGCGATTCCCGCAGCGATTTCAGATTTCCCGTTTTTTTTGGGCAGTTCCCAATACACCTGCCGCACCTGCCGGCTCCCGTCATCGTTTAACCGTCCGAAGATCTGGCGGATATGCTCCTTCTGCCAATCGCGAAGGATGAATGGTTGCCCTGCGAACTGCCCCTTCGTATGACGAAGGTATCCCTCGATGAAGTCGACGGCTCGATCCGCGCGCTCTTCGTTGAATGGCATGGTTTAGAAGTCCAGGATGCCGTCGTCTTGCTGTTCGGTCTCCGACGGCATGAGTTGAATTCGGGAACGGCTGGATGGCGTGAGACCAAATTCCCGGCATAGCTTGGTGATTGTCTCGACCGAGCTGTTGACGATGGAGATCAATGGATTCTGCTGGACGTATCCCGAGCGAGTTGTGTATAGCAGCCCGGCCTCCGCCAACTGACGCTCGGCCTTCACCATCCTCGAAAATGCTTGACAGAGGTTAGCCAGAGCAATATAGTCTGCTTCCGTAAGAAGTCGCATGTGGGCGAGAATCTTCACGAGCCGTTTCCACTCGGATTTCGCTACATCATCGAGATGGTCGGGACAGGGTGGAATTTTCAGACGTGGCTTTGGCTCATTTCGGTTAAGCGGGCGCTTGCTAGGGTTACCCTCTCTAGAATGCGAAGCGCTGTCGGACGTGGAGCGGGACCTCTCAAACCCATCGTTGTTTTCCTCCTGTAAAACCTATATTTCGTGCATTTAGCTGCCGTATACTGCTATCTCTCGTCGTGTCTTGAATAGTGGTGCGGCGTGGCGTCCGGTGCTGCACGCCGGCAACGTTTGACCTGAAGAGATCTTTCGAAGGGTGCGCCGTGTGCCGGCCTTACGAACCGCGGCATCGCAAAGGAATGCTGGGGCCTTCAGCCAAGTTGCGTGTCCCACTGCGGCGCTCCTACCGCTCGCAAACGCTTCATCTCGGACAGCCAGTTTTCATCAAAATCGTCATTCGTGCCGGTCTTCGCGTGCGCCATATGATGGATCAATGCAATGAGCATATGCTCGGGAGCTTGTTCCATGGCCAAGAAGATTCGGCGGTTATTGAAATCGATTGAGCCGGAAGTAGGGTACCCTTCGTAATCTCCCACCCAAAACGAAGGATCGTAAACAACCAGCACTTCGTATTCGGGAAGTTGGTCAGCGAAGTAACGGGAGTTGAAGACTGCGAACATCTTCTGCAAATGAGCTGACGCTTCGGGTAGGACAGAGTATTGAACAGTCTCACACGCCGCCAGCACGCAGTCCTCCCCGAGAGCATTGTAGAGATCCGGATACTCTAGAGCAATTACTTCGCTTGTGCCTTCCGGATATGTACCACCAGAGGCCATCAGTTCGATTGTCAACTCGCTCACGATCTGCTTCAGTTCTTCTTCCATTTGAGATTGTTTTGCCATTCGCTACATTCTCCTTATTAAGCTAATGGGATATATCGCGACCGAGGCGGCTCGGCCGACCTTCGACGGCTGGTAGTTTGCTGCTCAGAGCTGAACTGACCCGGCCAGAAGGATGTTCAGAAGGATGTTAAGGCCTAAGTACCTTCTCGTAAGTAGCTGAAAACTCGGATTCTGAAGGATGTGAAGGAAGTGAAGGAAGTTTCCCTAGGTACTTACTACAAACAGAGCAAATCAGCTAGCTATTATTGAAAACCACCATGGGAACATCCTAAACATCCTTCACTTCCTTCTGTCTCAATCGTGTCAATGACTTAGGTCGAAGGATGTTTGAAGGAAGTGGTGGAAGTTGGGTAGTTCCGGAAGTAGAAAGATCATGATGTTTTGTGTTCGACTAGTTGCCATTGAGTCTTACCCTGAGCCGGCGGAAGACGCTGAATGCGCCAGCCTCCATGAATCTGATTCTCGTACTTGCTCAGAATCAGGCCCAGCCGAATCGCAGCCGAGCGGTCGCCCTCCGGCAGATCGAACAGACGGCGGGCGATGAGCAATAGATCCGTAGTGCACACTGGGTGCAGTCCAACGTCTGCGCGCCATGCTTCGATGAAGGAACGGAGGGTCGCAGATTCGTTATCTGCCTGCTCCCGGGCTTCGTTTAGATTGAGCAGGAATCCAGAGACGCCAGCGTTGTTTAAAATTCCACCAACGACATCGCGCCATGACTCGAAGCTGCCGAATTCCGGCGTGCCGTCGGCGGGCCCGGGACACCCGGCCGCTTGCCAGGCCTTTACCAGCACCAATAGACTGTGAATCACTTCGGCGCGGTGCTTGAGAACCCAAGACAGCAGATTTTTGTGCACGAACGTACGATGTATTTGGTCCGGGGTGGCGATGCCCGGATCAATGCGGCTTCGGACGACACGTCTTGCCAGCTCCCAGCCAAAGTGCAGATTATTCCCGTTGATCAACCACAGGCAGCGTACTTCCGCGGCTTCGTTCTTAGACGAGCCAATGATGCGGCCTTCGTACTTGGCTGCGGTGATCGCATGAGCGAGCGCTTCTGAAGAAAGCGCATCGTTGCAGTTGTCGATGAAGAACACGTTCGGAGATCGGAGGAGCGTCGACAAAATCACTCGGCTCCATTCGGCTTCGTCCCGAGGCGCAGTGACGCCCGATGGCGGTCCGCCCAGCAGAGGGGTAGCGATGATGCTCGACAGCAAAGTGCCGCCACTCCCTCCTGTCGATTTGTCCACCCAGAACATGGGCGTAGCGCCCGCAATCATTTCCCGGACGAACGGTGTGATCAGAGCCGCAAAGCTGTTTGCCCAATCGGATTCGCTCGCAAAGCAAAAGTCTACGAAAAGGTTATCGTTGATGAAGTCGACAGCGGATCGAAGTTCATCGACAGTCGGATCGTCGGCCAGTGCCGGCAAGCGAAATGATTTCGGCGGCAAGTAGAGAACACCATCGCCATAGTCTCCTGGTTTCTGGAGTAGGCGGCCATCTGCAGTGAAGATCGGCGCGGTCACAATTCGCCCCAGTGTTGGCACCGGGGGATCGGGATCGGCGACTAGATGGGGAGCCAGGTCTCTGGGCGGGCGGACGTTGACATCTCCGCCTTTCTTCCGCTTTTTCCAGTCGACTAGCCTCACCAGTGTGTAGTTCATCCGTTGGGAGTCCATACTAACTGGCACCGGGCGACCGCTATCATCCGCTTCGACACGGCAGAGCTTGTGCTCGCGCCGGAAGAGGAATGGCGGTTGGTTAAGAGATCTCAACTTCCCCCAGGTCTGGCTCGCCAGGTCCCCGAGATCTGAGGTGTTCGCGACTATGGATGGTCGCGGGCGCAGATTGATTGCTTTCGTATGGCAATCCCAGGGTAGGTGATGTTGGACATACCGTGTCGCACTGAGATCAGATTCTTTCGTCTTAGCTTTAGCTGAGGAGTGGTCCTTCGATTGATTGGCTTGTGTAGCGGAAGTCTTCGGATCTTCAGTGCTGGAAATATCAGAACAGTTATGGTAGGATTTGTTTGACATAGGTATTTCTCGCCCGCCCCGTATCTGAAGCGCCGTGGCGGGCTTTTCCTTTCCGAGGGCTATGTAGTGATTCGTAGCGAGTCGGTCGAAAGCGCGTGCATGCTCCGACCGACTGAGGAAGCAACGTAACTGGCAATTGTTTCTTAGAGCTCTGTCAGCGATCGGGAATGCCTATCCAGCTCGGCCATGAGGCAAACGGCGCGCTGACAAATTGCGCTACATCAGCGTTTGCAGTTAAGTCTTCTACCGTTCTTGGGTAGCATCCACCGCCGCGTTAGCCAAGTTGAGAGCGCGTTATGAATGGCTTCAAACCAGGCCCCCGCAACCAAACTCCTCAAACACTTACGAAACCTTCTTCTTCGCCCTGAGTACTCTTTGCTAACGAATTGCTAACATTTGCCCGGGCCTGCTCCATGGCTTTTTCATACCTGGCGCTGGCTTCCTGGCCTCGACCGGGGAATAGATGCCCGTAAGTGTCGAACGTGACCTTGATGCTGGAATGCCCCATCTGATCGCGCACGAAGGCAGCCGTCTCACCGTTGGCTATGAGTTGTGAAGCGAAGAAGTGCCTCAGATCATGAAAGCGCGTTCCCGACATACAAGCGCGTTCGGCAATGGGCTTCCAGATCTCCGCGTCGAATTTGTCCGGGTCG